AATATTTTCTCCCGCAATTTTAGCCATAAGATCAAAACGACTTTGTTATTTTGATTACCTCGTGCGTCCTCCATGAAAAAAGTCGCCCCACACGGCGCAGCGACTCACCATGCAGGGCATTTGACTTCAATATCCTATGTCCGGTCGCTGTCGGACAAGGCAAATATCGGGATACAGGAACGACCGGGAACGATAAATCTTACCCGACGTTAACGACACCGCACGTTATTTACGCTTTAATTCATACTTTAGCGGAAAAGTAACGAGCATGGCGAAGAAGATCATAATACGAAAACCGCTGGACAGGTGGGGCAACCAGATATCATACGTAACCACCTCATCCTCCGTATATGACAAGGAAGGAAACAATCTCGACCAGCTATTGGCAAAGATAGATACGGAATACGTGAGGAAAACATCCATAACCCAAGAGCTGGGGGAATCTGAAGATCTGGTGATGGGGCAAAAAGGGATCACTATGGAGATCAACAGGATAGACCAAAGCGTGGTCGAAATGGGATCGTCTATCTCATCGCTAGGGATCTCCCTGAAAGACTTAGAGGAAAGGGTCTCCACGCTTGAAAATACACCTGCCACATAAACAAAAAATAAGCAATCTCTCGTTTAAATAAACAAAAATCGTATATTCGCGCTGTCACCGATATAGAATATAAGACGTGACACACATTGTGGCGTTAAAGATATCGTCTCCTATAAAGACCTAAATTCCCCAAATTTATAAACATAACAGGGAGCCGATAGCAACAATACGCCCACGTTATTTGTATATATAATCTATATATAAGACGTGGGCCGTTGCTTACTACCTGTTATGTTGGCGTTGGGATGCCGGGTCT